TTACTTTAAGCGGCCAAAATTAACAAATACAAATTGGACGCCATCTGTCGAAGACAATAAAAAATATACTGAAACTAAGATAGCTGAATACAAGCAGACCGTAGACGGACAACTTGCGGCAGTTCAGCAAGAGGTTGGCAGTAAGGTCTCACAGACTACGTTTGACCAACGAGCAAACCAAATCACGCAGTCAGTACAAGAGTTAAGCAATAACACCGTCAAGAAGAACCAACTCAAAATTGACGAGAATGGCTTGGTCTCTAGCTCTGAGAAAACAGTCAACGGTCAGACGCTGGCCAGTATGATTTCGCAAAATCCTGAATGGGTGGAAATCATTGCTAAATTGCTTAAGGTCAAAGCTGATATGATTGTCAACGGGGCAATCACAGCTGACAAGCTGAATGTTGAAAAGTTGAGTGCTTTAGCTTCCAACTTGGGTAAGGTTAAAGCTGGTGAAATCATCAACGAATACCGGACTAGCGGAACCTACGGAGAGATTAAGATTGGTGATAATATCAAAATCACTAATCACAACACTGCAGGTGCTCGCTCCCATATTCCAAAAGAAGAAATTATGATGCTTCCAAATGGCTTTTTGATGAACGCTTATGATGCAGCAGGCCAATTGAGTTATACAATGCGTATTTCGCCTGAAGTGATAGAATTTCAAAAAATTAACAATACCCAAGCGCAGGGCGGAACGGGTTCTTGGGCTTTAGGCTATTCCAACTCATATTCGCTTTTAAGCATCGATACTGTTTTGCAAAAAACGAGATTGCAAGCCTATTCTGACTTGATGTGGGGCATTGGTGCAACCTTCGTCCGTATAGGAAACCTAGTGACAATTTCTGTGACGCGGGCCATCAAGAATATTGCAAGTGTAACAGAAAATGAGCTTGCAAAAGAGAAAATTCCAGACGGTTTTAAGCCAATCTCACAAGTACACTTAACATTAACTGGTAATTTTAACAAAACAATTGATGCGACTTGTATTGCCCACTTAGAGCCGGATGGCTCTATTCGATATACAAATAATAAATCGGGCAACCGTGTATGGACTGGAACGGTCACCTATACGACTGTTGACGACTTCCCAATCGTCGGAAATATACCAAATGGGAAACTAATTTAAAAATAAAAGGAGAAAAAATATGGCTGAATTACTAAATGTTGAAACAATTACAGAGCCGTTTGATTTACAGACGGCTCTTAAGTATATGGATGAAAACGGTGAGTTTATTCGTTTCAAAAATGATACGGACGACTACTATATCTATAAGGAAACG